GCGGCTGTGGCGGTTGCCCATGTGTCTGTTGAAGTTGTACCGCTTGAAGTTTTATAAAAAATCTTTGAATTGGTAACAACATCAAGTGCGTCAATAGAAAGCCGATCAAGTCTTTCAATACCCCAATTCAGTAGAGCAGTTCGAGCTTCAGGAGCCATTGCAAACGCAGCCCTGTGCCAGTCAATCGGAGTTCCGGCAGATACAGCCTGCCTATATCTTTCAAGTTCCAGATTAAAATTATACCAGCTTAGCGATACTTCCTTACCTTTAAGTGTTTGTCCTGAAGTTACCCCAGGATGTGTCGTGGGGCTTATTCTGGGAATTAAACCAAAGGTAATTTTATCGCCTTCCCTTGTCTTGGTTTTGCCTTTTGCTTCGAGAGTCGTCTTGATATGCAGTATATCATTCGGAGTTGACTCAAAAGGCATCCCCTTGAGAAGATTCTGGACAGAATATCCCGCAAATCTTCCCATAAAAAACGATTCAACAAGTGTATCCCGATAAAGCATTTCTTCCCATTGCTCTTTTCGGAGATTATCACTTGTTGCTATTGATGTCTGAGCCATAATTCAGTTCTCCCATTATTGCCGAAGTTGTGCTTGCAGTTCCTCGTTAGACATTTGTGTTACAAGTTTATCACCATAAGGAGTTTCAGGTGCAGCACCAGACGTTTTTCCCGTTAGAGGTTTTTGCCTAGCAGCTTTTTCAATCTTATCTACAAGTTCTTCGGGTTTAGATTTAAGTTTCTCATTTTCCGCTTTAAGTTGTTCTATTTCGGTTCTTGCAGTTTGAAGTTCGTTTGCAAGACCGGCTCTTTTATTTAAAAGAAAAAGAGTCGTGTGGTCGAGAATATAAGGATTAGTTTTAAAGCCCTCGATTGAATTTTCTGGCACTCCATCTTCTTTGAGTATTGACGATATGGCATCAATAGTATTCTCAAAGTCTGGAACATGCTCAAGTATGGCTGTCCTGTTAGAGACTTCTCTCTGTCTTTGTGAAGCTTCCTGAGAGAGAGTTTCGGCATTGGTTTTTCTTTTATTATATTCATCTAATGCCTTTTGCCCCTCTACAGGGTCTTCAATAAAAACATCCCTAATTCTTTCCAGTTCTACTCTTTCTTCTTCAGGACTCCTTTTACGCAAAAGCCCCACTTCCGTACCGAATCTTGCAATCATTTTTTCCTGATTATCTATTCGGCGTTTTAAACTTTCCCTTTCAGCTATAACGGCATCAAGATCATCCTTTGCAACTGGTTCTTCCGCAGGTATTTCCTTTGCAGGTTCCTGTGGATTTGCCTCTGGTTCCGCCGGAGTTTCTTTTGCCGTTGCCACAGGGGTTTCTTCGGGAGTTGTCTCATTTAAAGATTCCTGAAGTTTATCCGAAGGCATTGCTGGTGTTTCTGTAAAATCTTTTTCCATTGGTTCTCCTTTTGCGGCTCAATGTGTCCGCTTTTTATTTCAACAGGCTCCAAGTGTCCTGATGATTCCTTGTTCAACTTTGAACAATATTCAATTTACATCATAGGTGTACTACTATTAGACATACCGCCTTGATTGCCTTTGCCCTGTTGGGCTATTAGGCTTTTTTGTATTTCTGTATCATATTTCATTGTTTCACGCTGAAAATCTGCCTGTGCTTGACGTTCTATCTCAGCAAGTATTTTTTCCTTATCGGGTATAGGTGCAAACTTGAATAGAGCAGTAGGTGGTATCGGTACACCCCGACCCGCAATCTCAAGCAGAAACATGAAATTACTAAGCATAGCAGAGGGCGAGGCTGGACTTTCGGCTGTTATTACATCATATTTAGTTATATCTTCATTTTGAAGAAGATTAACTATTTCTTGTTGTGTAATAAATCTTTCCATTTGTTGCGGATTTATCTGTTGTGGATTTTGTACTTGCGATCTTTGCTGATTTTCCATCTGTTGCATCTGCTTCTGTCTTGCTTGCGGAGTATCTATAGAAGCACCACCGATTGTTACAGATTCACGCATATTTTGATTAAGAACTATTCTTAATAATCGTTCCGGTGAATACATTTTTTGAATCATTGCAACTATGATCTTGCCTAATTTTTGTTTAGCAAAGGAAAGATTGTCAAATAAAAAGTCATTTCCAAGTAACTGTTGAACTATTTTCTGTCTTATGGCTATTCCTGACTGTGATTGACCTCCCATTCCCATCATTTCAAGGTTGATATTCATTATTTCTCTCATGTCGGTAGAAAGTAGCTGAATAGCACCTATAATCTGATCGGGGAATTTTACACCCTCCACTTTCTGAGGGGGCTTTGCTACATTGCCAACTTTTTGAGTAAAACCAGGTGATGAAGCGTTCCTTTTAAACTTGGCTTCCTCGTTACGATTAGGAAAAGTTTCATCATCATAAAACCATCCATAAGCGGACATTTTATTTAAAATATCTACAAACTGAGAATAAGCCTTGTTGATTAGTTTCTGTATATCCTTTGCACCTTTAATCTTGCCCCAAAAGTTGTTTTTTCTTTTCTTTGCATATAAGGGAACGATATAAAAATCGTTATAAGCTAAATCAGGGTAATAATCTTCAAGCATTACCTGCGAAATAACCTTAGTTACTCTCATGTCATAAACAAGTCTTGGAATTGCTCTAAATCCTGGAATAGTCATTGCCATCTTTACATCTCTATCATTCCAGCCATCAGCCGAGAAAACAAATCCATCCTGACTGTTTATAAGCAAATTGACATTTCTGTAAACCTTGCGCCAGCATTCTAGCATTTTGTATTGTTTATTGGTCTTATCTACAAGATCATCACCGGCTGTTATGGTAGTTTTACCATGAGTGGTATCCCAATCCTCTGAGTCGCCTTTAGTTGATTGTTCCATTTCTCTATTTTCAGGAGTTAATTTGCCTGCCTTGTCAGGGTACATTTCCTTGAGCTTAGATAATGGAAACCATTTTGTTTTAACAAGATAATCACAATCACTTAAATCCTCTTTTTCATGTGGGCCAAAATGACATTCATTCCAGGGGAATTTCTCAACTACGATCTTGCCGTGAATATCAATGTCATAATCAGGGTAAATATTAAACAAGCCCCTTCCTGTTATGCCTGAATCATCAAAGACTTTAGTTTCTTCACGGGGAAAATAGCATTGTTCTGTAATATTTTTGACAACAATATTAAGAATATCAGCCACTCTCTGATCTCCTTCCTCAGTTGGAAGGAATTTAATGTCAGTTCTGTTTTGTCGCTGATAACCAGAAAGATTATCCATTTTTTCTTCGCATTTATTTATAGTAACAGCTGCCCTGTCCTGTGATTCAAGGGTATCTTTGTCTTGCTGTTTCCATTGTTTATGCTCATACATTTCTTCAGCATCCATAGCTTCTGAAATGGCGTACTCTTCGTTTTTCTTTGCCTGTGCATATAGATTAATGATCTGTTTAACTATGTCTCTCTCTTTTTCTTTTTTCTGTGTAATTTGAGGGATGTGTTCGATTAGTTCATGGGTATGATCTTCGGCAGGGAAAACTCTCCAAAATGATTGGGTGGCTTCTGCTATTATAGAGCCATAAGCGGGAGATTCAGGGTTCAGATCAGTTTGTTGAGGATTCCCCTGTACCAACTCCATGCCATGAGTATGACCTTGATTGGTAGAGATCATACCGCCACGTTCACTTATATATACTATGTGATAATGACCCCGACCTTTACCGTCTTTTGTTGTTTTAAGCAGCATTAGTACATATCCGTTATGTAGAGTGTTCCAGTTGTTGAAGAAGCTATCACAGCAAGGTATGTGTCCCCTTTTGCTGCAAAAGTCGCTACTGTCCCAGAAGGCAGAAAACAATCTCCTGTCGTAGCCGTTACGCTTACACCGCCAAAATCAATAAAACAATCCACAGTAGAATAGAGCCTTATCACCTGCCCGACAAGTGCCGTCGCACAGGTAGATGTGGTTGTATCTGCTGTCATTGATTGTGAGCTAAATGGATATAGCTGATCCTGTATTGTTACGCCTCCCTGAGTTTTAGGAGGGTCTAATGTCAGCTCCGCTATTGCCACACTACTGAAAAGTAATATTACCGCTAAAATAATTAATTTACGCATAATCCCCCCCTATGCCGTCATCCATGATCTTTGTTGAGGTTCTTCTTCAATATCCCAATCATAATCGTCTGATGTTTGAGGTCTGAACATAGCATCATTTACATAATATGATAAACAAAGAGCATCAGCCTCATCAGGGCTGCTCATACCCCTTTTCCGCATTCTTTCCTTACTCTCAATCTTTACCCTGCCATTTGAGTCTATTTCATATTTAACAGAACCTAATTGGTCTATTAATTCCTGATCGTTAGGAATTGAAATGACTCCCTGTTCAAATTTCTCTCTGACTTTCCACCATAATTCGTCTCTTAATCTACTGAATCGTTCTTCGTTTCTCGGAGTTCTACGAACATCAACCCCATAAATTCCTTTCTTGTATTCTCTTAATCTGTCATAAACACCTTTACCGATGCCAATAACATCAACACAGCAGGCTTTGGCTTCATCCTCATCTATCTCCATAGAAGCTCTGCCTGTTAATTCCATTGTGTCCTTTATATTGTGGCGGGTGATTCTCTCTACTACGTCATTGCGTCTGGTCAAAAGTACACTCTTATCACCCCCTGCGCCTACATCAAGCCCTTTAATGACAGGATCAATGTCTGATACCTTTATATCCCTGTCAACAGCGTCCATAATCCAATCCCAGGGAATTAAGGTGTCTGTATCCGAAGTAGGAGGTAAACCAAGAACTCTTATTCTATATGTGTTGGAATCCCTGCCGTATTTGTTCTCCATTGTCTTAGGATAAGATGAATCAACTATCTCACTTTCCTCAGAGTTCCACCTCAGCGTTACCCATCTTGATCTGTCGCCAGAATGAGATTTTATGGCATATCCCTTGGCTCTGGTCGGGTTAAAGATCATTACAACCAGATTTAACTTGCCTGTCAAAGAACCTTCTATGGGTTTAAAAACAGGATCAACAACACCTGCAGCTTCATCAATTACAAATAAAAGAAAATCCTCATGGAATCCAGCTAATGTTTCAGCCTGCTCATCTTCAGAAGCCCTTGAATTGACCGTACGGGCTACTGCAAACCATTCCTTGCCTTTCTTTTCCTTGTAAAAGACCTTCTCGGACTGCCATTCAAATAAAGAACCTAATACCGTTTGGGGTTCATCAGGGTGTATCCTCCTGCTCTTTCTAATCCATTTGGAAATCTCAGCCCATAATACATCCTTTAACTGATGCGCCGAAGGAGCCGTGCATGGTATTTTGGGATGACTAAAACAATACAAAAAAAACAAGATGGTCTGGGCTACACAAGCATCCTTTCCGGTCCCATGCCCTGACATTACCGAAAGACCTATTTTCTCGGCTAATTCCTTTTTTTCTTCCTTTAATTTCTTGCCTTGAGACAAGTCTAATTTGGCGCTTATCATCTTCCCTAATTGGGTGAAATAGTCCTCCTGCTGCTTACTATACTTGTAGTCGTCATTATGACCCCACATAGCCTGTACCCAATCCCAAGGGTGTCTCTGAAAGTGTTTAAGAGCTGTTACATCCTTACTCATAGGTAATCCATGTCGCCATATTATTCTCCCAGCTCAACCTTCTCAATTCGTCTATACGCTTCTCTGAAGGCTTTAAATGACCAAACCATCCCATGAATAATCCTAACTGACTCGTTAAGCCCCATTCTATATTTCCAGTAAGAGGGTTTAATCCCTGCTCTAAAGTCTCACCTTCTTTTAAATGCTCAACTTTAAAATTCGAACGCTTATTTTTTCTGCTTCCGCCAGATTTCATAACATACCCTTATAGACTGCTCTTTGGATTCTTTAGGATGCTCCTTCCTTCGCACAGGAATACATCTCGAAATAAACTCCTTAAACTTTTCATCTTCTTTCGGCTTCGGCATTATCCCCCTCATGCAATAATTTATTCTGCCTTATCCTTTCCTCCCTGAATACTAATACACCTCTCTTAACATTCTCCCGAAATCGATCTGAAAAATCTAACCAGTTCCTGTTCCTTCTTTTAAACCCTTCCTCACTCATATCATAATTCGGTGAATAGATGTCAGCACGACATGGAACGCTAAGCTCTGGAACGCTAACTTTATCCTTTTCCAAGAACGCTAACTTTCTGCATTTTGCATCACAATATTTAGCTGTCTCTCTTGTAGCTTCAAACTCGTTGCCGCATTGTTCGCACTTCTTTAACATATAGCTCCTTTAAAATTATGTGCGTATCACAGAGGTGTTACACATATACCAACCGCCCCTGCCATGCCTATACCCCCCCTACCCCCCCCAGGGTCTGATAAGATACAATATGTAAACTTTTATCATAAGTACTGGATACCATTGTGTATCTCAAAGGGGTAATATTGCAACTACAAGGATCAATGTCCGATAATCTCATATACCACCTGACACAACCACCATAATGAACAAAGAAGGAATAAAATAAAACCTATGATAACACCTACTTGATTCATATATCATTCTTTTGCACACGCTTGTTCGACAAGCAGGGCATGGACGCCTATATTTTGTGTCGAATGACCTTCCTCCAACCTGCGGGCAGTGTGTATCTGTTGGAAACTATAGGCAATATTGTTCAATGAGGCATTTTTAAGTTTAGTAGGGTCAAGCATCGATTCTATCAAAACCCGCTCAGTTGCACTTAGGATTTGTTTTCTTTGTTCTTTGTATGCATTATTTATGTCTGGTTCACCTAAGATACGTATAAACTTGCGTAGTTTGCTATGTACTGCTTGTTTAGAGACTCCGTATCTATCTGCTATTTCTTTGAATGTAAGTCTGTTTTCTATTCTTAGTTTAATTGCTTCGGAGAGAGGGAACTTCTCAGATTTTAGTGTTTTATTGTCAACAGGGGTGTCAATTACGGCGGGTTGATTTGAGTTGGGTTTTGTTTTTTTTGGCATTGCGGCCTCATGGCCAGGGTTTGTTGAGAACTATATAATAATAATAAATATCAATTATAGATAAAATAAATATGCCGGTCATTATTATTAATCTTACAATGTGTCTGGTTTTGTCTGTAATTATTAGTTTCAAGTAATTATTCCATGACATACCATGTTCTGCAAATAACCTGGTTTTTCAAATCGCTTAATGTATAGCCGGCTAATTGTTTCCCAATCGCGATCTTTTTTATTTTTGAGTAATGCCGCCTCGGACTCGGCTATTGTATTTTTTATATTATATATTTTTTTAGGAGTACTGGGCGGCTTTTTTTCAATTCCTTGTTTTGTTTACGATTATTGATTACATAACATATTGAAAATAAAATATCAATACAAAAATAAGAGTATAGCTATGAAATTAGCTGATAATAATAGTTTTGAGCTGATATTTGCTTTTAATCAGCTCTCATTTGGTTTTATCGGCTTTGACAGAATTATTGATATTTAGTTTATTGCAGATAACTTTTAATCATTAAAATTGGAGGGACAATGAAAATTAAATATGTAGCAAACGCAGCAAGATGGTTTGATAAAACTTACGGCAATACTTATCACAGCGTAAGAATCACAAGAATAAAGGATAATAAAACCTTATATTGCCCATTTCAGTACGGTTACGGTGATTGTTATAGACAAACCGCCCTGGAAGCAATGTCAAAAGAAAAGTGGTTGCCTGCTAAATATAGAGGCCGAGAAGCATATATGTATGAGAGAGAAAATAATTACCCGATACAATGGGATGTTGCTGATGGTCTAAAACGTGATTGTGTTGCAAATGGTTATGATCCAAACAATGAAATTGATACAAAACGTTTAAGACAAGTTAGAGATGCTTTAAACAAAACAAAAAATAAAGAGATTCTTGAAAAAATTGCTAACATTTTAAATGTATAGGAGGTGATAAAATGACTAAAACACAATTTAAAAAGAAGATCGCAAGCATGAAAAAGGATATAAGCCGATATATAGATCAAGAATCTTTACGGTTATTTGATAGTGGTGCTATAGATACAGCTTCTTATGAAGATGGTTATTTATTGCCGAGTGTAATCCTATCAGCCGTATTTAAAAATCTTATGTATCAACATGAACCGCATTGTATAGGAAAAAAACTTAAAAAAGAAATTGATAACTTAAACTATTTCTAAGCTACTAGTCCGCTTAAACTATAAGATAGGAGATAATAAAATGAATAAATATAGATTTGATGATGCGTATAGTAAAGTTTATGAATATGATGAGGAGTGCAATGCGTATATTTTTGTTGGATCTTATATAGCGTACGGTATTAATGCAAAAATGAGTGAAGAAGAAAAAACACATATTGTTGAAAATCAAGAAATAGAATAACTAAGCCATCGGACAGCTTAACAGCAAACCAAAGGCACGTGCTAAGTATCTTAACTGATACTATACGTGCCTTTTTTTATGGGCTTAAAATTTAAATTAGGAGGGATTAAATATGAAATCTTGTTATCACTGCGGAAAAGAAATCAAAACTAAAAGAGAAGTTGTTATCGTACCAGCAAATTATTTAATAAAAGCAGGAGTTGATTTTATAAAAGCATTTCATCCTGGCTGTTATAAAAAGGCTGAGCAAAAAGCAAAAAAAGAGCTACATAAATAATAATACGATATTTATAGACACAATATGAAACATAAGCAACTATATAAAATCATTAATAAAAGCAAATATCGGAGCCAGCCTTGCTAATGAAAAAGAGGGGAAGAAGGAGCTAAAAAAATTTCATTAATAAAACGATGCGAACTGAAAATTATTTATAACAGGTCTATCTAATGCCAAAAACAAGTCAAAAAAATGGAGATATTATGCATCTTAAACTATTAGACATGAAGCATCCTGTAAAATGTTCCCATTGTCATCGGGAATGGGCGAAATGGAGAGCAACTTTTCATCTTGAGGACGGAAAGGTTATTCAAGTGCTTTGTCATTGCTGTGCTAATTTGCCCTCGGTTGTCATTTTAGATAAAACTTTAAAAGGAGGGAATAATGTATAAGTTTAGAGAATTTCATATCCCTGATTATATGATGGATGGGATTAATCGTTATGTAAATGATGGGATTCCCCCAGGGAGTTTTCTCACGGCGATCATTTGTAATGATTTAAGTGGGGCTGTATCTCAAGCAGATGATAATAACTTGCCGAATATTCCTGCTTTTGTCTCTTATTTTTATTGGGAAACTCCATCTGCTTGTTGGGGATCACTAAGAAAAATGAAGGCTTGGATTGAACATAAAAGAGAGGAGAAACTTAATGCTGAGACTTCATAAAGAAAACCCACACGTTCCATTCTACAAACTTTATCGGATGAAAAAAGAGCAGTTAATTGATCTTATATCTGATCCTTTTGTTAAACAGGCTGGTATGGATTTGCAGAAGACGACCCTGCTCGACATTTTAAACTATGAGCTTAATTGTGATGTAAAGAGGGATATATGAAGATATTCAATAAATTATTTTACGCTATGATGATATGGCTTGTCGGCGTTGGGTGTGGTTATGCTTGGTTTTATATAGCATTAATGTAATATTTTAAAAGGGGACCAAACTCATACAATTTAGTTGTTTTTTTAGTTTAACTATTTGAAATTAATTAGTATATTGGAGGGACCATAACGGGGCATAATATGCAAGGTAAATATTCTCATAACAAAGAAATATTATTTAAATCAAGAAAATCTGGGTTATCTTTTGTTGCAGAAATGCTTAGAAAAAAATATATAAAAGATGGAGAAAAATCAATGCAAGGAATATGTCCTAGTTGTGAAATGGTTTATTACGGCTTTTGGGAAGATCATCAAAAAGATCAACAATACTGTATTTGTGGTGAAAAGTTGGAAATCTCACAAATAGAAGATGCAACATAATTTTAAATAGCCCCTGAGAAGCCCTGAGATCAATTTTAAGGATTGTCTTGATATAAATTTTCAGACCAACAATTTGGCTTAGGTGGATAAAAATATTTCCCAACTTTCTGTCCATCACACCATCGTGCAATTATAATTGGGTGAACCCCAAAATATTTAGCAGCATCCGGGCTTGATTCAAATATTTTGCCTTCAATGTGCCATCTTTTGCTTGTAGTTTTATTTTGATTATTAATTTTTGAAGTTGTAAATCGACAATTTTCTGGAGAATATCCTTTGTTGTTATCAATTCTATCTATCTGTAATTCCATTTGCCAACCATTAGCAAGCGCCCATTTAATAAAAGCTTTTTGCTCTTTCCATTCATCGCATACATCAATACCCCTACCGCCATAATTCTTATATCCTGTGCTATTTTTATTATAACATCGATCAATCATTCTGCGATGAGTTCTTTTAAGCTTTTTTAGTTCTATATAGAATTCCATTTATACCCCTCTCGCTTCCTTATTTGCCCCCTGAGAACATTTCTCTCTTTGACATATACTTACCCCTGTCCTAAGATTAAATCGGCGTTTTTTGGAGCCGGAATCACGCCCTGGTGCGTTTCAAATGATATAATTCTATCATATCCCTCGTCTAAAATTACATCATCAGAAATATTATAATCAAAAAGAGTG